GGAGCTTTTACCCGGGATGCCAAATTTCTGCACGGGCTTTGAGCCAGCGCTCTATGGGGCTGATGAGGAAAAGAGGGAGTTAAAGCTCGCATGTGACCCCTGGTTGAAGACAATGATCGATTTGCTACAAGTTGAGGATGTGCAGGATGTTGAATTGATTGAAGAAGTGGCTTCTAATGAATGGTTCAGGACCCATCTCCCTCAATGCGAACTTGAAGGGGTCAGGGCACAGTGGGTACATAAGATTTTGGCTAAAGAATTTAGGGAAAAGCGGATGGGCTACCTCGTGTCTGAGCAGTTCACTGACGAGCACTCCAAGCAATTGGGCAGGCAACTGACCAATGCAGCCGAGCGTTTTGAAACTATCTATCCGCGTCATCGCGCTTCTGATACTGTAACATTTATAATGGCAGTGCGGAAAAGGTTGAGGTTTTCCTGCCCCATGAAAGAAGCTGCCAAATTGCAGCAAGCTATGCCGTATGGACCCTTTCTACTCAAGGAGTTTTTGAGCCGCGTGCCACTGAAGCCGGCGCACAATCCGCAGATGATGGAGTCTGCCAAATTCGAGTTCGAGGAAAAGAAAACGAGCAAAAGTGCCGCCACTATTGAGAACCACAGTAACAGATCTTGCAAGGATTGGTTAGCTGATGTGGGATTGGTCTTTTCTAAATCCCAGCTATGTACTAAGTTTGATAACCGTTTCCGTGATGCCAAGGCAGCACAAACCATTGTATGCTTTCAGCATTCTGTGCTGTGCCGTTTTGCGCCTTACATGAGATATATTGAGAAGAAGTTGCATGAGGCTTTGCCTGAGAAGTTTTACATACATTCTGGTAAGGGGTTGAGTGAGCTGGACGCTTGGGTTCGACGTGGCTCATTTGGAGCTTTGTGCACAGAGTCGGATTATGAGGCTTTTGATGCCAGTCAGGATCAGTACATCATGGCTTTTGAGTTGTGCCTCATGCGCTTTCTGGGTTTGCCCAACGATCTCATTGAGGATTACAGATACATAAAGACACATTTAGGATCTAAGTTGGGCAATTTCTCTATCATGAGATTTTCAGGAGAAGCGAGCACGTTCCTATTCAATACAATGGCAAATATGCTTTTCACCTTTTTGCAGTACAAGCTTAAAGGGGATGAGCGCATTTGCTTTGCGGGGGATGATATGTGCTCCAACAAGAAGTTGCACAAGTCTACTGAGCACTCAGGTTTTTTGAGCAAGCTCAAGTTAAAGGCGAAAGTTTGCCATACCAATAGCCCCACTTTCTGCGGTTGGAATCTCTGCCCGGATGGTATCTTCAAGAAGCCACAGTTGGTCTTAGAGAGAATGTGCATTGCCAAAG